AGTGCGGACATTGCAGACGTGGCAAAGGCTTTCAGGCCGCCTTGGCTCTTGCTGATGTTCTTATCAAACTTCTGCGTGTTGGCAGATAGGTTGACGACCAGATCACCAAGTCCCGCCATTACGTCGATCCTTTTACTTTCCGCAGTGCCTCAAAATCAACGTCTTCTTCGTCGGTGTTCTCATTGCATCTTAGGTAATCTCGAATCGACACGAACAACGCCTGCACTTCTTCCGGTGGCAACTTTGAAGCCGATGTCGCAATGATCTGATTTGTTGCGCCGACTGCTGCTCTCATGTCCGCTCGCCGGTCGCCAAACGGATTCACCTGGTACATCGCAATTTGACACGCCCACTCATAGGGCGTGTGTTCTGCCTTAATGTTCCACCAATCAAATCGACCAACGGAACGGGCGAGGTCTGCGGCGAACCGCGACTCCCCGTCCCGCATCAGTTTTTTACGATGGCTTCCGCTCTGGCTTTGTCAGGCTCATTAGTGATCTCAAAAATCTTTGCAACAATCTGCTGCTGAACGTCGCGACCAACATCAATTGCGGCCATCACTCGTTCACCAAATGCTTCAGACGATTCCTCATCAGTTGGCACAAAAACGGGGTCGCCGCCGTCCTCAAGCAATGAGCATCCGATCGCGTACCCAATTGATGAATCCTTTTCACTGAACAAGCGGGCCGTTTGTAACTGCTGCCCTGTCAACGCTCGCAAATGGATCTTCTCACCATTCACCAACGTCAGCGGATAAAACGCACGCTTTCGAATCCGGTCAACGACAGAAAGAGCCATCAAACGTCCTCGTCTTCAGTTTCAGCTTTGGCCGCCTGATACGCTTCCCAGTTCGGCCCCGGAATTGGTTTCAGGTCTTTGTCATAACCTTTGATCACACCAGCTCTGTACAACTCACGATCGGCACTGTTGTTGATGCCGAGGGAGTTCATCTTGTACTCGACTTGCTGCGCAGCAATTTGATCTAATGTCATTCCGACAGCAGCGGCACATTCGTCATCCGCTGGAGAGCATTGACCTGTCTTGCACATAAAGACGGCCTGATCTCCCTCAATGATTGTGCCAGCTTCAATGTAGGCAATTGGCACCGTGTTTCCGTTTGTGTCCTTGCCGAACCGATACTTAATCGAATCCTGCAAATACGCAGCGGCATTCTTTGGATTAATGAACTGTTCAAGAACCAAGCGAGCTTTCATTAGCTAGGTGCTCCGGATGTCTGAATCGTGATTGAAGAACTCAGGCCATCTGCCGGAGCTGCTGTGGTATCAATGCCGAATCCGACACCGCTGTAGATTTCACTGAGCGGAGTCGCGTCGGCGTAGGTGATTTTGAAGTTCGTGTCGACTGGCGCGTAGCACTTGGCGATGAAAGCGGCATGAACAGTGTCATCTGGATCTCGGAAAATGTCTGCGTTGATCGTGGCGACTTGCACATAACCAGTCGCGGCATGGGCAATTGCGGCAGCCCCGTCGAGTACCTTGTATTCGTATGTCTCGGATTGAATGCCGGTGATGCTGACCTGCTTCAGTCCTGTGATTGCCGTATAGACCGATGTAATTTCCATCAAAAGAGCCGTGCCCTTCGACTTCACTTTCGCTGCCATGTTAGTTTATCCTTTGGAGCTTTTTAGCTTCCTTTTCGAGTTGAAGAGCACCACGCCTAATCATTTCTGCTTTAACCTTGCCTTTGCTTTTTGCATAGGCAATCGTTGCAAGCCCTGGCTGCATCGCTGGCATTGATCCACGATACATTTGCCGCCCGCCACGCTTTCGGCCTTTACCAGCCCCGGTCGATCTGCGGCCTGTTCCTGCGACCCACCAATGCACATTGTTGCCGTCAATTCCAACGCCAGACTTTCGATTTCCTTTGCGGTTGACTGGGTATGTTTTGCCGCGTTTCTTTCCGACACCAAAACCGACTTTTGCCGTGATTCGTTTTTTGCCCTTTTTGAATTTACTCTTGACCGCGACTTTGCCCTGTTTTGCATCAGGGTCAAGGTCCGCTTTCATTTGCTTTCCGATGGCATTCAATCCACCTCGGATTGCGGATCGCATCACTGAGACTTTTGACGTTTGCTTCAGCGTCTCCATCCGCTTTAGAATCGCCTCAAGCCCGTCAACGCTGGCTGTCACGCGCTGGCCTCAACTTCCACCCGCATCAGCATCGAAGCCACGAACAACCCCGACTGATTCAGAATCATTTTGTTCGGAACCTCTTTCGGGTCCATGTCACATTCCCAAACCTTGACCCGAGCATTCGACGAGTTGAAGTTGTTGACTCGCTGCCATATTTGCCGCACGATCAACTTCACTGCGTCGATGTCGTCTTGCGTCGGTGTTCGTTTCCGAATCCAGACGCGAATCATGTGAGACGTTCTGTCTTCTACGTCCAGCGTTTCGTTGAGTTGCTCTTCTTCTTCCTGGACGACATCGACGCGAAGATCCGGAATGTCCTCCAGTTCGTCGTCGAGCGTCTCGCTGTAGGTTGCCGTAACCGACAATTCGTAAGCCGTTCCGCTGTTGATCTGCTCAACAATTGCGGACATTGCTTCGGTTGACGGTGATTGAGTAACGGCCATCACTTAACCTGTTTCGCATGTATCCGAGTCATCTGTGAACTGATTCGCCGGAACACCTTTTCGGATGTCGTCGACTGCACTTCGAAGCGATCTGCACCGGAAATAATCAAGTCGCCCTTTTCTGGCGGGTCATATGGCAGGGCTGAAGTGAGGCCGATGAAATCCACCGGCCTCACTTCGATTGTTTGCCCGTTGCCAGCATCCATGAACATCGACTGCTGAGAACTCTTTCGGAGAGTGATTGTCGTTGACACTGAGCCGCGACGATAAACGAAAAACTCGCCCGCTTCCGTGAGCAGGTCTTCCGTCATCTCTCCGATTGCGTCATCAAAGTCGCTCATGAATTACTCAAATCACAATGCGTCAGGAACCAGAGTAGCGATTGCCGCACCGAGTTTGGTCTGACCGTTGACGATCCAGAAACCAGACTTGGTGTAAACGCAGGTGTAAAGTGCTTCTGCAGTCAGTGCGAGTTCGTTTGTTGCGCCAACCGTGACTTCGTTGACCTTGTCAGCCGCAACTGCCGAGATCAGCTCACATGCTGTCGTTCCCACGAGAATCCGCAGCACCTTGCCGACGTATCCGGCTGGAAGGCTAATTTGCTTGTCTGCACTGTCGCTTGTGACTGTCACAAAACTTGCTGCGGCTGGAATCAGGCCAGTTGTCGCACCGCCGGTTGTCGCCGTAACGGCTGCGTTGTTGCTTGATGGCAAAGCGGCATTCAGGATGACCGCACCGCGATCATCTCCGCTGGCTTCTGTTTCCGCAGCAACGCCCATGTAGACGCCGTTACCGAGTTGATTCGCTGCACCCGTTCCGGCCGTTCCGCTGTCCGGATCTCCGGTAGCGTTCCAGTGGACCGCAAGACCTCGAACCCATGCGGCAGTTGTTTTGGGAACCTGAAAGATCCCGTCGATTGCCAGTGAGCCGAGATCGCTCGCTGCGATGTCGGTGATTGCTACACCGACAATTCCGTTGAGAACGACAACGTCACCGCCAGTTACTGCGACAGATGGCGTGTAGTCGATTGCACAATCGTCTGAATATGTTTGAGCCGGAACTTGCGGCATCTTCGTGACCTCCAAAATTCGTGTTCAAAAGTGGCCCGCCGGAACAACTCCGGCAGGCTCATGTCGTCATTGTCACGAAGTGACTACGCTGCACCCTTGCTCATCAGTGCGTTTAGGTATCCGTCGCCGAGGTCACACCCGAAGTCGTGATAGCCACGGAACTGAATGCCAAGCTGATTGAAGTCAGCGTCAGCAGATTCGACGGTCGGCGTTTCCTGGCCGTTCAGAAAGCTCACAACAACTGGCGTACCCTGTGACTTGTCACCGAGCAAGTACCATGCTGTGGTTGAGTATCCGCTAATCGACGAATCAGAAAGCTGATTGGCGACGATCGGCGTGTACTTGTTTGCGAATGTGTTGACATCCGAAACCTTGACGGCCGCAATGTTGCGTGCTCCGTAAAGAGCGTCTGCAACGGTTTCAAGCTCTGGCGGAACAAGCAAGAACTTCGCAGTCCCTGACAGCCGCTTTGCCCCATCAGCCGATGGAGTCGTTCGTTGACGCCAGGCCTTCTGCCCAAGTCCAAGACCGACGCCATCAGTTCCGAGGTTAGTTGTCGCCCCGGTGATGTAGTTGGTTCGAGCTGCCGTGAAGATCGTCGCAAGGTTGCCTAGGAACGTCGACCAGAACAGATCGTTCAGTTTCATGGCCCCGCCACGGCCGATACGATTGCGAAGATCGTCGAACGCCGACAAATCATCGTTGATGATGTCCTGTCGCGTCAGGCTTGCCATCTTCGCGTAGGTGTCGACCGAGCGAGTAAATGACTCTTCGCTCAGGGTGCCGTGTTTCATCACGCCACCAGGGCCGAGCTTGTCATAGGACATATCATCAAGCAGGCGGTAGCTCGTGACGGTTTTGAAGTCGCTGACGGTCTTCGTCTGGGCGATTTCCTTCCAAACCATATCCTCCTCCATGTAACCCTGTAGCAACTCTTTGTTCGCTACATTCGACAGGATGCCCGGAAGGCTAATCGCCGTAAACGCGGCACTCACGGTTCGTCCGTCTGGACAAGCGTAACTGAGCACTTCGCGAATGTTTCCGGTTGTGATCTTCAGCCCGGCGGACATTGGCATACCATTGGCAGCAGCCGCCATGAGCATGATCTGCTGAAGACCAGCCCCACGACGAAACTGAGAATGTGCAGCCTGCAACGTCTTGTCGTCGAACTGCTTTTCGGTGTCTTTGATTCCGCGTGTTGAGCACAACGCGGCTTCAAGAACCAAAGGCATCAGTTCAGGTGCATTCTGGGCCGTTCCGAATGATGTCGGACGAGTCTTGCCTGACGCCATCGAGGCCTTAATGACTTCCAGTTCAACCTTCTCGATTGACCAGTCCTGTTCAATTGCTGTTGCAGCAATCATTGGATGGCCAGCCGCCTTCGCCTGGATCTCTGCTGACTTGCGGAACTGAGCAGCGATCTGCTTTCGTCCTTCCGTCAATGACGCCGTCAGGTCAAGTATGGCCTGAGCGGCTGCCGTCGGCATCGCGGGTGCAGATGCCGGAGCAACGGGAGCGGCCATCACTGGCGCAGCTGGTGCGGTCATTGCCGAGAAACTGACCTGCAGAGCAGCGGCAGCTTCTGGCGTTAGAGTGGCGGCATCAAGCCCCAAGCTCTTGCAATAATCTTCGAACGACATAGCTGCCGATCCTTTCAAAAACCGGCGAGCGGATGCTGCCAGATTCACTGAAGTTGTCGAATCCGCCCCCATTGGAAGGACCGACGTTTCACGAAGCACGGAACGCCGTGCGATCACAACAGGCCCTGTAAAGGTCTGCCCGTTTGCTGTTGCCGTTTGACCGGCTGGAATGTCTTCCGATTCAATGACCATCGCACCAATTGACGCCTGCCATGTGTGACCTGCGGCGGCCTGTGCGAGTACCTGTTGTGCAAGTGCTGACTGCCCCGTAACCGCGCCAGCAAGCGTCAGTTTCGTGCCGTCGTTATGGATGTTGTCAGTGAGTCCGAGGGTTGCTTCAACGCTCTTTTTGTGGTCGATCAGAATTGGAATTGAGCCAGGTAATTCGAGGCCAGCCAGATCCACCACGACAGGATGCGGAAATCCATCAACTGGAAGTGTTCCGCCTGAGTATGCGAGAATCGAGAACCGTTTCGGCTTGCCTGCTCCGTTGGCTTTCAGGCGAAGAAATGCTGTTATGCTTACTGGCTTCATACCGCAACCTCCTGAATGACTGACGGCTCAATGCCGCCGTCCAATGCGTCTGCGATGAGTGCTGCGATGCGATCAGGAGCGAGGCCAATTGAAGCGAGCGTTTGCTCAGCCATCACTTGAGTCACTGCGCCGTCCACCAGTTTTTGCAGAGTTTGCATGATGCGTTTTTGATTGTTAGAAAATGCCCTCTGCCCGAGCTGCGTATATTCGCCCTGTGGCATTCCATCGGCTGCAATTCCCGGCTGTACGGTCGACGGAAGTGCAGCAAATGGCGATAGCATTGCGTCGACGTTTGCTTCTGGAATCGCGGGGAATGCGGATCGAATCAACGCCTTCGCGGAGATTGGCGGAATGACTCTGCCAGCGACCTGCGAAATGATTTCAACGATAGACGTGACTTGCGCTCCGTTCATCGCCGTATCTGCGACTGCGGTCGTGCCGGTCGTGAGTGTTGTTGATGTTGGTGCTGACGATGCTGAGTCGAACGTTTTTGCAAACAAAGCCCGCTTGTAAGTCAGAACATCAATCCCGAAGTCATCCGCAGCCCGAGCGACTTCTGTCGCCCAGTCTTGCCCGCGTCGTGCGTGCTCTTGCGTCAGAGTGCTCTGGCCTGTGCTTAATCGAATTGCAGCGGCGTTCGCTGAGTCCACTGCGTCAAGTTCTGGAAGTGGTGGCCAATGCCAGCGATGATCAATCTGGTTGATTGACGGGAGGCCATCGAGCAGGCCCGGAACGTAAATGGCTGATTCAAGGAACCAACGAAAGACAGGTTCAATGATGGACCATTCAATCCGGCTTTGCTCACATTGGACTTCAGGCTCCCATACATTTTTCATGTCGCCTTTGAAGGAACTGAAATTTGCGTCTTTGCCAGTGCCTGCTGCCAGCGTGTAAGGCATGTTTGTACAACGACTGAAGCTCTGCAGAGCCTGTCGTTGGAACATTTCGTAGAGTGGCCCCGGCTGTTTTGGTTCGACTTGTCCGATCTCCCATCCTGCGGGGAGCGTCGTCAGCATGTTTCGAGTCAGTTCGATTTCGGCAAAGTCGGCTGGCGACGATGACGGATCGAGGCTTGGTGAGTTGCTCTTGAGATACATCGCAAAGTTTGCGGCAGTCTCGGCGGAGTAGAGCGTTGCTAGTTCCTGCCGTCGCATGATTGGCAGCGTCTGGAGTGCTGGCGTTGCCCGTGGAATTCCGCGTGTTTGTCCTGGACGATCAGCCCTGAACAGGTGCAAAACTTCTTTTGATGAATACCAATTACCGTCCATCGTTGACAGCGGAACGTTGCCGCCCGGATGGTGGTTGTAAACGTAAACTTCAAGCTCGTTCGTCGATCGGTCAAACCGGATGCCGTCGTCAATGAACGGATCGTTGTAAACTGACGACGCCCAAGGATTCGCAACTTGATCGGCTTCAATTGTGCGAATGTCCAACGTCAGCGGCCAGTTTTGCGGCCGGTCGGCTCGCATCACGAAGACTTCGCCGTCTCGCCAATACGCTTCGCAGATCGTGCGGAGCATGTCGGCAAGATCGATCTTCGTGGCCCATTGCCGCCACGCTTTTTCAATCCGTGCGTTCGCTTCGGGCGATGCCGTCAACAACTGCAATCGTGGGCCATTGCCGACGATATGATTGACGGCAGTGCGAAGAATACCGGCATACCACGAGTTATTCTCGGCCTCATATCGTGAGCGAATGCGAACGACGCGACGAACAGCAGCAGACATTGCGGCACGAGCGGAAAGCCCGTCAGCAGCAGCCCAGTGCTTGCGGTTGTCGGCTGTGGTTTGCGCGAGGTCGAACTTTGCGTTAACCTCAATCGGCTTGTGTTTCTTGCGGGTGAATGGCCACATAATTAGTGGCCCCCCGGTGCGACGATCTTGGAGAACATCCCGCGAACGGTTGCCCCCATGTCGGCAGTTGCAGCTTTGGCCGCAAGATGCTTTTCGTATTCCATCAACTCCGTGAGCGAACGACGTGAGACAGTCACACCATCATTGCTGACGGTCTGAGCCTTCAACGCTTCGGCGGCGAGTTGATCGGAAATTGCTGACACTGATAAGCCTCGTGAAACCTAGTTATGGTTTGACGTTGGTTAGTGTCGATTAGATGTCAGGAGTTGTCGATGGGTTGTGTGGCGCTAATGCCATTCACTCGCACGGACCTGAAAAAGTTCCGCGCCCATAACCGCTGATAACTCTTTCGAGAGTTTTGTTCAGCTCGCCGCATTTCACGCACCGACGCTCTCGGATGATCATTCCCACAGTCTTCCTCGTGTGTGCGACGTTCGGCAATTCCCCGCCGCACTTGTCGCACTTTAACCCGCTTCCCGGCAATTTGAACTCACCCACGTCGCGCCCCTCCTGGTAGTGCGAACGCTCTAATCTCTTTCTTTGTTCCGCTATCGCCATTTAGCTTGCATCCTAAAACAGAGGCACCCACGAGACACCCAACGAAGGTGTCCCACCAGTCATTATCACGCCCAACGTTCTGTGCCCAGACGATCGACTTCGCACCGTCAATTGCTTTTTCCTTTGGAGTCTCAGCCGTAAAGTGTTCAGCCAAAAGTCTGTTGCTTCGCTCTTCAGTGCCAGGCAGAACGATCGCAGAAGGAGCACCGACCGCGGTGAGTAGGCGGCGACTGGCGAAGCTCTTCATCAGGTTTGCGTCGAACTGGACGTGCGTTGGTGTATCCGATCGTCGCTCAATCCATCCAGTTCCTGACTTGTCTCTGACCGGATCGCCCCACAGATGAATTGGCTTTCGACCCGCAGCGATGGCAAACCCCTTCGATGGCCGCATCCGTGAGCGTTCTTTGCTCGACTGAATCTGCGAACGAATCAGCGGCATCTGACCGCCGTCCGACCAGTCTTTCAGCATGATGTCGAGATCCGGGAAGTCCGCGAACAACTCGGCCTCGAACTGATTGTGAGCGTGAACGAAAGCCTCTTCCCATGACTTGCCGGGAAGCTCCTGCCCAATAGTCCGCACCAGATCCGATTTGTAAAAGATTGGCCTGCCCTGATCCGGCCACGTTCTGTAATCGACGATCGACCCGCTGAAATCTGAATTGACCGAAAGCACCATCCCCCACAAAACCTGATCCGAGGAGTCAATGAACGCCGTCAGATAGCTCGATTCCGCTGGCATCGTGCCCCGCGGGACATGAGAAAGCCGATTCATCAGCGTTTGCGAATCCAATTTCAGCCCGCTCGTATTGACCGGCGCGTCGCCCTCTTGCTGGATCTCCTTCCGGAAAAACTCCGGGTCAAGTGCTCGGATCGTCATCAGTGACTGCAGAGCAGACAGCTCCTCCGGCAACTTATCGTGTTCCCACGCAATCACGCCGCCCGCATCCATCGCGGCCCGATTCTGCAGGTAGAATTCTTGGGCGAGCTTCTTTCCCTCGTCCGGTGTGGCTCCCTGCCCCAGTTTTGCGGCGTAGGAGTCCCACAGGTCCATTCTGTCCGGCATTCGCAAGACGGACGGATAAACCTTGCCGTGCCAGTCCTTGTGCCGTTCTCGATTCAAGAATCGGATAGTGAGATCATCAGGTTCGCGCACAGTGCAAACCATGATCTGAGCCATCTTTTGACCGAGGCCCGCAAGCCCGCCAAATGTCTTCGTAATCCGGTCTTCAAGCTGTTCGGTCTGAGATGGAGACAGTGCCGTCTGAGGCGTCTGAACGTCATCGAATGCAAGCAGGTCCGGACGAATAGTGACGCCAAAACGATCGACATAGGACAGCCCGGAAACGTCTGTGGAGTTGACCGAGTATGGGGCAATGTGACACTGACAAGAGGGAGCGTCGTGAATATCAGGAAAAACGATTCGGCCTCGTTCGTCTTTGTGGCTCAATGTCAGCGGTCTGCCATTCAGTCGAAACTGGCGTTTCGGCTGTCGGAGTTTTAGCAGGAGCGGAGTGAGTTCCGGGTAATCATCCAAAAGCGTCGGCGATGACGCCAGCAAACTGAAGAAGTTCTCCCGATGTTCGTTTGCTTTATCGTCCGTCGCCCCGATCAAGACCGGGAATTTGCGATGTCCGTTGACCGCTGCCCATATCGTTGCAACACGAGCACAGGTCGATTTCAGCCCACCGCGCCGAACAGCGTGAGCTTCTTTCCCGCCTGAGAAAATAACCTCTTGAAAGCGATCCATCATTGCCCGCTGGTAAGGTGCCCACGGAAGGTAGAACGTCGGTTTGAAATATGTTTCGGCAAATAGCAGGTTGTCGGCCGCGCATCGTTCGCGGCGTTGTGGATTCGCGATCTCTGGCAGCGGCCCGATCTCCTGGCTCGCTGCTGTTTTTGCGTTTTGAATTGCAGACACTCTTGCCGATTGCTGTGCCGCATAATCAGCACCAGTCCGGCCGCCGCCATGTCGAGCAATCTGCCCAATCACATAATCAATCTGTTCCGGTGGAATCCGTGACCAAAACGCTTGCTGCTCTAAATCGCTCGCCAAGAGCAATAAGCTGATTTCGTCGCTCGTCAGTTCGGTTGTCAACATTCACCCCGACGTTGATTGTCGTTTGCGGAGTCGTCTTAGTTGCTTGCGCTCTTCGCTTAATGTTGGATTCAATCATCTTGTTTTGAATCTCGATCGCCTTTAGTGACAGCCCCGCAGCAACAGCCTCACTCTCAAACACGCCCTCACCGCAGGGGATCGTGAATGTCTTCGTGGTCTTAATCTCTTCGAGCCGCTCAACGCTCGTTCTCATCATTTCTGCTGTGACTGGGAATTCTTCAATCACTGCACGTTCGAGCAATCGCAAGTCTTTGGGGATCTCTGAGGGCTCGCACAAAAACCCCTCTCCCTGCACTCTCAGAACAGGGCTGGCAGCTGCGGTTGATTTCTTCCGTTCCTGCCTCGCAGCGTGGCGAGAGTCACTGCGTTGTTTTTTCTTGGCTTTCGTCGCCACTGGCCGCCCCCTCCCCTGTCATTAACATTATCTCTAAAGAACTTGGCGGCGTGTGTGGTATCCCCGATGCCACCCTCGGGAGAACCTATCAAAAATGTTCCTCTGCATCTTCGTTTTGCGACGACGCTATGAGCCTGCACATTGCCACAAATCGTGACTGCTTCATTGTCGTTTTCATTCGATTAACATCACGATGCAGCCACTGCAAATTCTCTACTGTGTGATTGCCGCCATCGCGTAATGATGTAATGTGGTCAAGCTCCGCTGTCTCGGGCGTCAATGGCAAGCCAGACAACGAGCAGCAATACTGCTGAAATACCAACAGTGCTTTTAACTCACTTCGCGTTGCTCTCTCCTTCGCCTGGTATTCAGGCTGCTTAGTCCTGCATTGATTCGCTTGAGCCATCCGTCTTCGTCCTTTCTATTACCGGGCTTGTTATTCAGTACTTTCATTGATCGTGAAACAGCCTTATCCCATTCGCCCTCTTTCGCGGAAACGAAAGCGGCTTCAATTTTCTCTGGAGCAACAGCCCCGCGAACGAGCTTTTTGTTATGCCTAGAATTACTACAGTCAGTAGAGCAGTATTTTGATGAACTTAATTTCGTTTTCTTACCACAGGTCAAACATGTAGGCTTGTGTGTCCTCTGGCTCTTATGTTGCCCGCTGCATTTTCTTGAACAGCACGCCCGCGTTTCGTATTCCTTAACACTTGGAGCAACGAACATGGTGCCGCATATCACGCACGCCTTTCCGCGAATGTTTTGCGCGTTGATCGTCTTGCATTCTGGCGAGCAAAACACGCCGAACTTCCCATCAGGCATGTGCGCAAACACCTCGTGCGACTTACCGCATACCTGACAAATTCGCGTTCTCATTTTTCTTGACATCGCCGCCCTCAATTCGTCGCCTCGTCAAAAGCCTGCTCGCCCGTCTGGGTAGCCGAATCGAACAGGATCACCAGCCCGTTCTGCTCTGCTGGTGCCGTGTCCGTTTCTGTCGATGAATACACGACAAACGATCCCCAAAACTTGCCAGCCGCATCACAACCGGCATCACTAAAATCATAGTAAACGGTCCCACTGGCAGCCGTTTCGACAGTCACCCCGGTTGTCGTCTCAGCAATCTTTGTCGTCCCATCGGCGGCGTTGATCATCTTGAACTTGACGGTCTTGCCAGTAAGGTTGTAGGCGGCCAACGTGCCACTCGTGTCCCGCTGCTGAATGGTGGCATACAATGGCGTCAATGTGTCGCCGACTCGCCGCCTCGGTGCCGTTTGTTTTGCTGCCATGCTTACACCTCAACTCCAAGTCTTCGCTTGCTTGTCGCTTCCACGCTTGCTCGATTTCGCGACGTTAACTCAACCGCTGCTCTACGTTTGCTGGTTGCCTCGATGCTGATCCGTTCCTGTGTTCCCGGCGTGACCGCACCACCATCCGCCCCAGCCAGCCCCCACGTCCTAAACGCGAAACTCTGAAACGCCCATCCTCTTTGTGAGTATCTTCCCGTGCTCATGGCTAGACCTTAGTCAGCGTTGGAGCTGTCCTTGTTCCAGTGGATGTCTGCCCTGCCATATCCACCGTAAACGTGCTTCCGAAGACCGTGATTGCGTAAGTCTCACTGGCTGTCTGCGGATCTGCACATGCTCCGGCCAGAACAGCCAGCAGATAGCCCGATGCGTTTTGGATGTTGGCAATCTCCGTACTACCACTCAGCCCATCAGGTTGCACATCGTGGATATCGGCAGCAATGTGACCTGCCCCAGTGACCTTTACCTCTCTGCCGTTCGTGCCATCGCTGATGATTAGCAGATCACCAAATGAGTTTGCTGTGAATGTTTCTGTGGTCAGTGTATTCCAGATTGCCAAACGACTAGCGGAGTCCAGTTCCACTGCTCCTGTCAGCTTGTTCGTCGCCGGATCATAACCAGCGTCCGCGAAGTCTTTCAGGTCGGTGGCTGATTGGGTGTCGCCTCCGATTTGCGTCACATCAGCCGTCAGCACGTCCGTGCCGAGAATCATCGAATCAAACACCATCGCAGGCACAACCATCAGCCGCACTTCCGGCATCTGATAGGTGGCTTTGTTGCAGGTGATCTGTGCACGTCCCAACGTGTCGAGATTTCCGGTTGTCATCACAAGCGTGTACTGGCCATTCGCGACGTGAGTCAGCGTTGCCGCTGATGCCATCGCCGTCAGCGTGCCACCGTTCTTTGACAACGACAAATCACCGATTACCGCAGTCGTGAACTCTGCTCCCGTGCTGTCCAGGATCGGCCCAACGATCAATGTCGCTGCTGTTGATTGCTTAGCCCACATTATGATGATGCTCCTACCAGCAAACGACGACGACGATTGAATCCAGCAACCAATGACGCCCTGCGACGTGGGGAAAGTTCCCACGCGATGCCGCAACGGGTGGCTAGTGTGCGGATTTCGTTCGGGGATAAGGCACGGTTGTAGATGCGAACGTCGTCGATGAGGCCGTTGAAATATAGCGAACTGGTAGCCGGCCACCTTCCAATTTGCAACGGCAAAGCAGAACGAGCATCTTCGACTCCCACCCCAACCGTGTTTTCCAAAATGCCGTTAACGAACATTTTGTTTTGGCCACTGGCTCCCGAATACGTTAGTGCGACATGATACCATTGACCTAATACAGGAGATGTCGTTGAATCGACAAGATACTTTGCGTCTTGACCCCAGCCACGAAACACGTTAGCAGAGTTGACACGAAGTGTTGAACCAAGCCCAAAATCCGTCTTGGCATCTTCGGATAAAATAAATCTATCTGTGCCGCTACCGCCATCTACCCTTACCCATGCAGCAAGTGTCTTTGGATTTTGATTTATAAATGGCAATGCGGTTGACTGCACATAATCATTCGTCCCATCGAAGCTCATCGCATACTTACCCTGACTCGCCACCCAAAACGGCCCATTTGTCAGCGTGCCATCATTTGCTCGACCAGACCAGTCACGCAACGTCAAGCCAGTCGGCCCGAGCCCCGGATTCCACGCACCGACGCAACCACGCCACAACTCCGGAAACAGCGGTTCCCCGTCTCGTGGTGCGAATCCGTTAGCGTATGATGCTGGCAGTATCATCAGTCTTCAATGCTTTCTTCGAGCGGTGTCAGCGTTATGACCTGATTTGTGTCGGTGTTGTGAAACGCTGCCCCGCTGCGATTATCAACAACCAGATTGAGGTATCGGCCCTTCGGAAAAATGATACCCACCAGCGATTTCTGGACTGTCGATGTCGCTTGTGCCGTGCAGATGTGGGCACCGAGGAACTCTAGTTGTTTCGTCGCTGCATCAATGTTGTTGGAATAGCCCGTGTAGGCTGCATCAGTGCCGCTTGTACTGCCATCGCCTGCTCCTGTCGCGTCTTGCCATGCTCCAAACAGATTGATCGCGTTGCCTGCTGTGGGAGTTGCGGCCAGTTCAAAAGCCGCATTCACACGCCAGCGTTGTGCCCACTTAGTGCCCAGATCCAGCGTCACGGCTTGCCGACCGCCTGCAGTCGTGCCGTTGCCGTTGGCAAGGCTTGCTAGCGTGATCGCTGCATCACCGCTGCTGTTTTTGATCGTTTTGGCGGTGCCTGTTGACACCTTGAAAAAGTCTGGCAGTGCCATTCGTTAGCTCCTACAGGCTGAGACCTGATTTGATGTGATGACTTGAGCAACCGTGGCCCGTGCGTCCATATCAATTGCCTGCTGCGATGTCACCAAGCCAACAGCAACCAGACCGGCCAGCATCCGCACAACTTCGGGCATGTCGAAATCAATCGGCCTGCCTGATTTAATCCAGTCGAGAAACGTGATGCACACGCCTTTGATCTCGTCAGGAGTGGCCGCTGACTCACGGGCGATCGTGATCTTGGCCCACACTCCATTGACCGATGCGTCATACTGGATATCCGCAGCGGGGACTGGAACACGGATCGTGGAGGCGATCAGAGAGCATCGCTCGGCACATAGCTGATCACGAGACGCAAGGAAGTGACCGAGGGCTTCCGCATCGGATTCGATCAGTGCTTTTAGCTCTGCGTTTGTCATTCTTCCACTTCCCCAAAAATCAACAGCGGATCAACGAGTCCGCGTTTACTGTCCGACTTGTTCCTGCATCGTTACCTTGACAGGCAGGTTCACGATTCCTGTTCTTTGCAACAATTCCACGACATTGTTCAGCCCAAAAATTGACAGTGCGAACGCCACGAACGCCGCTGCCATTTTGGGGTGTCGCTGCACCATTCGAATCGTCCCAAGAATGAATCTGTCTTCATCCGTTTGCGTCGTCACTGTCCTGATTTCCGTGGTCATCGCTTCCAGCCTCTTGGTGATCTCACCATAGTTTTCCATCGCTTGAGTGAATGCTGCCGCCGTACCATTTTTTAGGGGCTCCCATGTGCAAAGACAACATTCAATCGGACCACTAAGCGGATATCTCATTACTGTCAATTGGCCCCACTCAGGCTTAGCACCTTTGGGGATGTATTGTTTTTTTACTTGGTACGTTGGATTATACGCATCGAGGTTTCTTGCTTCCTCGACATCAGCTTCCAAACTCTTGTCAGGTACGCTGATTGCCATCCATGTGAGCCGCCTCAACTCCGTCAAAGTGTATTGTGACCAATCACAAAACGATGAGTTTGCCCACAAAATTTGACCATCCAAAGTGCTGACGAGTTTCATCGCCGGGCAATGCTTAATCCATGTCCGTAAATGATGCTCGTTCGCTGTTTCGTCGATCCACATTCGCCTCAATTCCTGTTGTCAGTCCTGTTGCCAAATACGTTTTCTGATCGCTGCGACAATCCACAGCAAAAGTTCCGGAGCGATCTGCCAGAACAGCCACGCCATGATTGGAGTTATCGCCCTTGCAATTTCCTCGTCTGTGTCCGTCGATTTGATCCGCTTTTTCTTTTCCAGTCTCAACATCCGCCGACCATAAAAGTCGATTGTCTCACCCTCTTTACTGACGGCCAGATCCCCTGCCCATGATCCACATTGCGCGGCTCGCTCGTAGAGCAGGCTGGTCATGATTGTGTCATCGCGGCTCATCAGTAATTGATCCTTACCTGACTCAACCTCAGATCCACCAACGCATGATCCTCAAACGCTGTCACCCGCAAAATGTCCGGGCTAATCGGTCCCGGAATATCGACCTCAACCGTACCGTCCGTGATGGTCAGGATTGCCTGTTCGCCGTCATGCTTCAACTTCAAATTGACCGTCTCTGACCATTCAATTCGCTCGATACGTCCGCTGATTACCGCTTGGATTGCCTCGCGGATGTTTAGATGCCTCAAGTCGACCGGCTTAATGAAGCTCATCGAAACAAGCCTCCGAACAATCCACGCCGCTGTCTAGTGTTTGTTGGGCAGACTCCGCCAGGGCAATTCGATCCTCGATTGATCATCTGCACTGGCTTTGATTTCATAGCGACTGGCTTGCCGTCGTGTAAATCGGCATGGATGTCAGCCATCTGTTGATGGGTCATGCCATTCGTATCGATGCTGTGATCCTGCCGAAGGTGCGCCGATGTTTGCAGGATTGTCGGATTCCAGTTGCCCTCGATATTCCACCGAAGCACGGTCCCGTCCGATGCAATGCGAGAAGAAGTCCCCGGCGTAGCGACCTTGAGAGGATTTTGGGTGTCGTTCGCTTTTGCCGGGGACTCAGGGGCAGACTCTGGATCACCATCCTTTCCGTTAGGATTGGAAACGACCTGAAGTGCATCCACTTTGGCTTTTATCGCGGCCAGTGCGGTTGTATTCGATTCGACGACTTTCAGGATCTCATCTGATTTTGTCTCGACCGTTTTGGTCGATGTCAGCAGTGCCGACAACTCAGACGCACGAGCCTGAAGTTCCGGTGATGGCAGTTCTGCTGCCCCGCAGCCAAGTGCGAACAGCAGGCAAAAAAACAAAGCGATTCTCATCACGCAATCCCCTTGCTCGGGCTGAAGTATCCACCGCCGCTGACGACGCGATTGTGGAACCGCTCAACGGGCTTATCCGGCATCAGCAGATAGCCGCCGAATGGCGCAAACTGATTGCGTTGATACGCTTCGTAATTTGCCCGCGGCATCAACTTGTAGCCATTGCCGTGTGAATTCCACACGACTAGATGCCATGTACCACGAAGCTCAACGGCTGCAATGATTTCAACAGCATGGCCACCGCCTGCCGTCGCGTTTCTGCTCCAGACGGAATAGGATTCGACGCGGCTAAATGACGGTGCCCAATACACTCCAATGTGACCAGTTCCGCCTGCGGAAAGAGCAATCAGCATCTGATCCCATGATGGCATCGGTCCGTGTTCGCTGACCCAAGACCCATCGATCGTCAGCCCTTTGGCTCGCTCTGCGAATCGACTTGCCTTGGTTTCGTAGGTGCCGTATTTCCATTCCGATTCAAGGCACAGACCGGGCTTCACGCCAAGATCCGGAATGCCTTTTGTCAGCAGCTTTACGCCGCTTTGCATCGACGTTCCAGCATCGCGGCCAACATCGTTTGGCGACTGAACATACTCGCTGCCGTTGTATGCGTATGTATCCGAAAACTGAGACATTCGCCCCGTGCAATAGCGATGGCGGGCCTCAGTCCCGTTTGCTGTCGCATTGCCTTGGCAGTCATTTTGCGTTTGCCGCTGGTCCCGCATTTCCGCCAGTAAAATCTTTGACCACGCGCGAAGCCGATCTTCCCAGCCTGCGTAGTCTTCAGCCCGAGGAGCCGATACTTTCGCAGTCGTTTCCAGTTCCTTCCATTCGGCTTCTGTTGGTATCCGCAGAGCATGTGTCATCGTGCGTACCTCTCGATCCATGCCGCTTCTTTTTCTGCGGTCCATTGTTCGCCGCCGAATGCTTTTGCCTCTTCAGTCAACAGGACAACCCACGCTGCTTCAGCCTTTGGGATAAACCGCGAAGACATCCATGCGACAGACTCTGCCTCGCTCTTGATTTCACCCGCGCGGAGTGCTTTGGCTCGCTCACCTGACAATTGGCGGAACGTGGATTCATGAGCGTCAAATACCGCAGAAACCGCATCAGACGGCGACGGCCCCGGAGTCACACCCTTGCCACCATTCAGCAGCAACAGCCCGCCGATCAGTGCGCTGGCAATCAGTGCAAGAGGCAGCTTCACGGGGTGTCCTCCTGAACAACTCGCGGCTTCAGGTCCATTGCGACCGCTGTCATCTTGGCTTTCGGAAGGCTTTCGAGTTCTGCGATCCGCAGCATCCGAGCCTGATCTCTCGTGGCTCCCTGAATTAGTGCAGCCAGCTTTGATTCTGCGGACGCATCGCCCATCGCTTTGCAAACGTCGGTTAGCCACTCAACCGCCCCTTCCGGAGCAGGAGCATCGGCAGAACGCTCAGCGGTGGCAGGACTGCCCGTGCGGAATTTCTTCCAGCCGATGATAGCGGCCCAAACAGCTCCACCAAGGCCGGAGCCACCGATCAGGATTGACCCGATAACCTGCTGCCAGTCGATGGAAATCATCACTCACCACCGATCGGCAGGACCGTGATAATTCGCAGAATTACGTTCAGCCCACCGAGAACCGCCACGAGACCGGCAGCGATTGCAGGGTGATCTGTGACAATTTGCTGCCCGCCAAGCACGGTCAGAGTCGCGGTCGCAGCGGTGATTGCGTTAATCCAAATTGTTTTGGATTGCCACCAAGCTTTAGTATTCGCTGACATTTACGACGCTCCATGACGCTGCGAACGCGCAAAACCTGTGCGCGGAACAGTCAAGAGTCGTCATAACACCAGCGGTAGAGACATCATGCCAGGAACGC